AAACTCAGCAATCATCTTAAGGTTATTGATTGCGCGCTCGATAAGCTTTTCGCCGCGCTTTGATTCCTGACCCCTGGCCATCTGCTCATACATATAGCCCTGGCTAAGCCATTTGCAGATTGTCTGTATTACCGGAGGGGTCGAGGTTGACGTCTGAAAGTAGGACGAAGACAGGTCGTAACGCTGCGATAGAAACTTATCGATTTCGTCTTCGGCCCACTGGATGCACTCTGTCGCAAGACTGGTCGTTGCCGTGTCGAACTCTGTGCCAATCATCGCCGTCTGAAGCGACGTCGTCGTGCAGTATGTGCCCACGGCTTAACCTCACGATCAGATTCGGATCTTATTTGTCTTCTTCAGCTTTTCGACGAAGTCCTTGTTTTTCTTCACCGAGCATATGTAAACGCGATGCTTGTTTCCGTTTGCCATCTTGGAAACTTTGATCAGCTTATCGCCGTGAATCTGATACCACTCTTCTTTCACGGCGGCCGCCTTCTTCCGCGCTTCTTCCTCTCGTGCGACCTTCTTGCGATGACGCGACTGAGGAGTTTCTTCGGCATCGACTGTCGGCGTGGTCAGTTCTTCTGACATTCAGTTACTCCCTAAAGGAATCGAGACCGCCTGGCGAAAGAGCGGCCCCGAAAGTAAAGGACACGAAAACTCTTAGACGACGTCCTTGATTAGGTAGCCGGTCAAAGATGCGACGATCTTTGGCTGGAACTTAATCTGGACCTCGATGGCTTCCGCCTTGCGCTCTTCGTCGCGCCAGCGGCGGACCATCGGCATGTTCTTCATGAACGTGTAACCGCAGCTCGGCTTCATCGGCGACGGGTTCGGCGCCTTGTAGCCGACGAAAGCGATATCGCCGTAAATCTGGGAGATTGCCTCGGTCGTTCCCGGAGCACTTGTGTCCACCGATGAGATCGGGATCAAGAGCTCGGGAAGGTCGAAAAGGCCGGCCAGCATCGCGGGCGTCATTTCGCTCGTCGTGTACTTCGTGCGATCGAGAACGGACACGTGGTTCTTGCACGCAACGAAAGCGTCGCGCGGCAAGATGCCGAAGTTCGGCTTGTATCCAGAGTTCTGAATCACCGTCGTCGCCGCGGTATCGAATACCGGAATCGGGTTCGAAACCGTCGTATTCGCGTTGAACGCGTTCGCAGCCGCAAGGGAAACGTTCAGAGACCAGTTGGTCGTCGTGAACAAATCTGCGACCTTCTTCTCGCGCATACGCATGATGACATCTGTCAGCTCTTCGGTCATGTCTGCCCGAAGGTCCGTGATGTCATAGTTGTCGGCCTCTTCGTCGCCGACATAGTTCTTCAGCGCGTGATCTTCGAGAAGATACGACGCAGTCGTCACTTCGAAGTTGTGCTCGTTGGCGACGGCCTTCGGAGCACGCTTCGTTTCCGGGATCCGGAAGTTACGAACCCAGATCCGGTAAAGGTCCGAGTCCAGCTTAACCGGCATCCGCGGGAAAACCTGATCCGCAATATATTCCGTGTTCTGGTACTTAACGGAAATATTGCTAAGAAGCTTATCGACATGCAGTTGGTTAGCTAATGGCATAACCTACCTCCTTAGCTCATCCGTTACGGGATGGACTTGAAGAACGGGTTGATGAAAACGTCCGCGATGGTTCCGGTCGCCGCGACGGTCGGGCCAACCAAGATTCCACCAACGTACGAGCCTGCGGTTGCATCAACGTGAGGAATCCCGCGACCGGACGAATCCGATGCGACGAGGTTTCCGCTCGTGACGGTGTCGTTAAAGAACACCTTTGCAAGGGTTCCGGGTCCTGCGACCGGGATTGCAGAGGTCGTATCCTTAACCGTATCGAGCGTGACTCCGAAGAGTGGGCTCGTAACGGCTGCCGGATACTTTACAGTTTGCGCGGTGCCTGTTACGGCGCTCACGAAGCGGTAAGCTGCGAGCGTCGACTGCACCTTAAAGGAAAGTGGCGGAATATGTGCCATGTTAATCCTCCATCAGTGGAGAAGTGACCCTTACTCGGCTTCGGCCATAGTTTGGATCGCGGCCGACTCACGAGGGCGAACTTCTTTCGTAACAGCCTTATAGGCCGTCTTGTAGTCGCACTTGTGTTCAGCGATGTACTTCTCGATTTTTTCGTTAATAGCATCGTCTGAATTGCCGCTCTTCTTCAGACCCTCGGTCGAACCTTCTGTGCGGTTAACGTCCAAGGCGGAATGCAATTTCAGGGTTTCTTTGATCAGATCTTTTTTGCTGAGCTTCTTTTCCTCGTCGCCCACTTTTAGCGCGTATTCTTTTTTGTCCGCGCCGAGGATTTCGAGGATAAAGGGCTTCATCGCCGGCGTTGCGAGATTCTCGCTAACGAGCTTATCGACGAAGGCTTCGGTTTCGGCCTTTTCCTTGGCCTCGAATGCCGCACGCTCGCGCGCGACCGAATCTTCTTTGAACTTCTTCAGTTCAGCGATTTCGCTATCCCGAGATTCGAGATCAGTCGTAAACTTCTTGAGCTGGGCCTGAGCCTCTTCGGCTTTCGCCTTTTCTGCCTTCAGTTCCAATTCAAGCTTGATCTCGTTTTCTGTAGGCATAGCCCCTCCATCGTTGTCCAAAGAAAGTTCGTACCGCCTGACGATAGCCTTATTCTCGTCCTGTTCGTAAATTTTAATTTTTGCTTCTGGGTCCAGTCCGTAGAGCGCAATGATATCCGAAAGATTCTGAACGCCAGGCAAATCGGCGCCGAGAAGAGCAACGGCACCAACAAGATAAGGATACTTCGTACCGTTTACCGTGATGTTCCAGTATATCTCGCTCGAAACTCTCTTATATGCCTTCGTCTGAATTAACTCGTAGATCTTCTCTGGAATATCGACGAAGTCGGCGACGAGCTTTTTCCCGACGCGATAGATGTTTCCGATCCAGCCCGCAGCGGGAAGACCGTCAGCCTGGATAAGCTTCTGGTCTTCCGTATGACCAAGTTTAAGCGCTGGTGTCCAGCTCTTGCTGGTCGCATTAAACGCGCGAACCATCTCATCGATATCCGCCTCGGTGTAGGTGTCTCCGTTCCATGTACCGGCCGAGAATATTTCGACTCCGTTAATCGACTTAAGGGTTGGCATCTTTATCCTCCGCTCGTCCGATTTCTGAGTTCAAGTTCGCGAATACGATTAGAGTGCGTTTCTCCGACCGACTCCTGCTTAAGCATTCGCCGCTCGTGATTCTCCACCTTCTCGATTACAACAGCGACGTTTTTATTAAGGTCGCTTACGTTATCTGCGATTGAGTTTAACTGTACTCCGACCCAGCCGACGATTACCGCTAAAGCCCAGACCGCGACTTGAAATGTAACGTCTTGAAGTTTCACTGCGTGGGGAATCCTTTCCCTTTGTTCTCTTCGATAAAGTCATCGATTGGTTTTGATCCGACTCTCGTATCAACCTCATACTCTTCGAACTTCGTAATCGGGATCAGAAGCGATCGACAATTAAAGTGCATCGGCGGAACCGGCTGCGTGCCTGACTTGAAGATTTTTCCGTCGAGTCCGCGACATATATCCGAGGTCGAATCGTCGAGAATCGCGCTGTATTGGTACGCCGTAACGACGCCGGAGTCTTCGAAGAACGCAAGGCGACCCTTGTTGAGTACCTCGGTGTGCTTCGTGCGCGCATACCTCTCGATTGAAACCAGCGCGTCGTCGTAAAGCTGTTCGCCCGCTAGAGATACGACCGACGAAAGTGGCCGTCCGTCCTTAATCGCCGCAATTACTTCCTGGCGAGCCTGCTTCGTGAGCTGATATTCCCAGTCTCCGATAAAATTGAATAGTTCCTTCTCGAGAAGCTCGAGGAACTCTGATTCAGGCTGAGGAAGCGCGTAGACGTTCTTAAACAGCTCGCTCGAAGCTGTCTTCTTACCCTCGTTGTAAATGTCGCGAAGGCTTCGCTTAAGCATCAGCTTGAGTTCGTTCTTTCGTTTAAGCCTAACGGAATCGAGGCGTCCGGCATCACCGCTCTGAATGACCTTCTTCTTCGCGATTTGCTCTAGCATGTCGTCGATCATGAACTGAACGAGAGGTTTCGCGTCGCGCGCAATGGAGTCGTCGTAGGCTTCTAGCTGTTTTTGGATCGCTTTAAAATCACACTTCTTGTGATAGTCGCCTCGTGGAAACGCTCCGAGCTTAAATTGTTTTGCTTCGGATTCGGCTGGTTCCTTCTCTTTGTTCTCGGTCTCTTTTTTGACGTCATCCGTGACGTCTTGCCCGGCCTTGGATTTATCATCTTCTTCCCCTGGACTCTGATTTGGCATCAGCTGTGCGGGCGGCGCTTCGCGGTCGACTTCCCCTTCGGGAAACTTCACGATGCTCCGGAAGTGGTTAATTTCTTCGTCCGACGCCTTATAGAGGCGACCCTTGACGGCCTCGATCCAGATCCTTGCGCCTTCGATCGCATCCGCGTCGTTAATCGGGCGTAGCTTAAACTTCGGATAGTTGTCGACGTATCCATGGTTGTAGAACACGATCGGCCAGATGATCTCGTTGTTAACGATATCCTCGAGCGCTTTACGCCTGCGCATGATGTGTTTCACAAAGATGTTTATTTGCTCTTTCCCAAGAGCTAAAGATCCAGAGCCAGTCTGAGATCCGTGAAATCCGAGCAAATCCGGAATAAATAGCGAGCGTCCAATGAACATATTGAAAATGTTTAGGGCCTTCTCGTAAACCTCGCCGTTTGATTTTGCTTCTAAAAACTCGACCTCAATGTCTTTGGGAATAGCAAGCGCCGTCTTCGCCTGAAACTTTCTAATCGCGTTGTAAATATCCGTTACCGCCTGAGGCGGAGCATTCGTATTGTACTTCGCGATCGGCGTTGGACTTGCCGCCTTTTCTAGAAATATCGCATAGTAACGGATTATCTGCCGCTTCGTAAACCAGGCCGCATAAGCTGGGCGCAGGTCACTCTTGCCATAAGGATTTTGAAACTTGCGATTTAGCACGTAATGAATAAGCGACCTTGGCTCGACGTCAATCGAGCTATACGGCCCACGCTGCTCGTACCTCTCGACATTGCCATGGACGTCAGTATGAATAATCCACGTTGCCGGATGACGCGTCTTTAGCGCATTGAGAGTAAGAGAACCGTCCGGGCGGTTCTTGAATATCTTCTCGGTTAGCGAAAAGCCGAACTCGTATGCCGATAAGATCTCTTCGAGAGAATCGTCGAACGGAACGGAAGCATCCTCGCACAGAGCGACCTTAATATCTTCGACGATTTCGTCTTGGCCGTCTTCCTCCGGAAAAATATCCCAGCCGGATCCGATAACGAGGTCTTTTTTTAATTGAAGGCAGACCGATACCTGATCGTCGTCGAGCATCTCTTCGTAAAGTCTATAGTCGCCGGTCTTCTGATAGAGATCGTCCGGGTTGTATGGTTTTAACAGTGAGTCGGGAACATAGGAGCTCTCGGCGAAAGTCTTCTCGGCAATCCCGAAGTAAAGGTCAGCAACGAGGTTCTCTGAGTGCTCGCTCTTTGGTTTCGTCAATGCTGTCGCGGTCGCTGTCTCTGCCATTAGCACCTCAGAGTAAGATTTTGCTTCCTATGTTGTTATATAACTCAAGCCCGCTTGACTCGATACACATCTGCAAAGCAATCGCGGCAGCAATGATAGTATCGTCGTGTTTGCCGTCGGCTGCTTGAATTTTTCCATTTTCATTTACGAGTGTCAGACACTCCTGAAGAGTCTGCTCGTCGTTTAAATTATAATTTCGATCTTCGATCGCATCGATAAACGCGTCTAGCATGATCGGGCGAGTAACCTTATCAGTCACCCAGCCCGGACGCGGATCGCGTTCATCTCGCGCGGTATTCAACCATCGATGAAAGAGATTCGGATAGCGGATATGTTCGTCGAGCTCTAGAAGTACCGCGTGACCATGATTGTTTCTCTCTACTCCGAGAAGCGGATGCATCCTTCCGCCCGAGACATACATCTCGCAGAGTTTCGCGAGTTGGTCCGCAAACTCCGACGGCTTTAGGTTTCCTCGAATCGTTGCGACCTGCTGACGAGTGGTCGTATTAATCATGCAGGCCGCGGACCAGTCTCCGCCGACGCCTTCGGCAGCATCGGCCCCGACCACGTAGAAGTGATTCTTGTTATATCGCTCGAAGATCTTTATCGGCCCGTCGACTTCGATCGGCTTAGGCGCTTTTAAGAGAAGTTCTTTAATCAGAGTCAGGTCAAAAACGGCCCGCCCGCTCGCAAGAAAGCACGATTGGTCGTCCTCTGGATATTCCTGAATAAAGAGTGACTTTAGGTCCGAGCGCTTAAAGCGACGGAACGCTATCTGTGCCGGCGTAATCTTCACGCCGTAGAGTCGATCCGCCTTCTCTATAAACTCGACTTCCTCTTCTGTTAGTTCGCCTATCTCGGCGTCCGGGATCTGATACTCGTGGTGCATGTACCATGGGAAAAATAAGTTTTCGTAGGTAGAACTGCGGTCCATCCAGTCTTCGTAGAAATGATTTCCCATACCGTTCGGAGTCGTTTCGACCGTCACCTTGCCATGAAGAGGAACGGCCTCGATCGTGGCCTTTAGCCGGCTTGGGTCCTGGACAAACGCTGCCTCTGAAATGTGAAGGTTTTGAATCGTATCGCCGCGCGACTCAAGGTCGCAGTAAATTCGAGAATTGATCTCGGGGAAATACATCTCGTATTTAGAGCCGCCGCCGCGGTCAACCATCGGTCGAATTTCGTCTGGTAGAAACTTGTGAGCACGCTTCACAATTCTAAAGAGCTTTTTTATGGAATCCTGCTCGTGAGCAATAATGCAGTTTGTAACATCCGGAGTCCAGATCGTGTCGTCAAATAGGCTAATGATACAGCCCGTGCTCACGCCGAATTGGCGCGCCTTTAAGATTCGCTTGCGCTTCGATTTTGAAAGTCGAATTTTTTGCTGAATACTGTTCTCGGCAAACGTAACCCGCTTCCCGTTTTTATCGACTATCTTGTAGAGATTTGCGATCCGCCAATTCGGATCACGCAATCGGCGGAAAATGGCTCGGCGGTCGCTCTGCA